ATGTCGGACAGTGTGTCCGCCCGCTTCCACAGCTAACCCATTGATATCGCTGCTCTCTCCCGCGGGCACCAGGGACCAACCTACGGCCTGAGCCACAGAGAGAAGGGGACCCCGGCAGGGGAGAATTTGGGGCCCCCGGCAGCGGAAATATGGACCCTTCCCGTGTGCATATCCTGGGTTCTGGGGTTGACTCCTAACGTTAGCTAACGTTAGACTAACGCTAGTGGCCCTCTTTTACTAACGTTTGAGGGGGTTTCCTAACGTTAGGGGTTTTTAGGATGGAAGCGCCGGTCTGTCGGCATTGTGGGAAGCGTCATTGGGAGCGTGTTTGTGCTTTGTTGCGGGAGGCGGTTCCGGCGATTGAGCGTGGGGGGCCCAAGGAGGACACGAGGACAGAACTGGTTAAGGAGGTGGGGCCCGTCCGAGACAAACCGGCGAGGTTGTCCCGTCCGATTCCAGTGGACAAAGTGGCCAGTCCGGTTGTAGACTGTCCGGTATGTGCGGAGCGTCGGCGGCAGGGCCGGGAGCGGTGGCGACGGTGGCGGGAGACCAAGCATGGCTGAGTGGCTTGGACAGTGATGCGCTTGGATGAGGCAATCGCGGTTTGGTTGGCGTTTAGGGACGCCCCAATCGCGTTGACGCCAGAGGCGCAGACTGTGGTGGCTCACGCCAGACAGGTCATCGCAAAGCGCGCGCAAGAGGCGTTTGAGCGTCGCTGTGATAAACCAGAGCGGGGGCAACTCTGGTGCATCCACTCGGATGCGACCCTGTGCACGTTCCCCGACTGCGAGTGTCCGCCGCGCCGCGCCATCAGGAAGGACGAGTGATGCCTTGCGAACACGATCTTGCAGATAAGGAAGGCGCTTGTGCGGATGGCATGTGCCCTATCTGCATAGCGGCCGAGATAGAGCAACTGCGTTCAGAGATGGGACGGGCCGTCGCCGCCGAGATCGAGCAATTGCAGGCAGACCTTGACCTACGCAATCAAACCGCTTTGGACCGGAAGGAAATCATTGCAAGGCTTGAGGCCGAGATCGAGCGGCTGCGGGCTACCTGCATAGAGCGTGACGCTGAGATTGAGCGAGCCGTCGCCGCCGAGCGCGAGCGGTGGGCCAAGTTAGTTAATGAATGGCCGAGGGCTGATTGGCAATCGCCAAAGGACATAGCCGCCGCCATCAGGAACGGCGAGTGATGACACGTCAGCGGTATGACCCTTATCTTGCGGAACAGGTTGCGAAAGCCGTCGCCGCCGAGCGCGAGCGGTGCGCGCAATTACGCCAAGCATTACAAGACATGCTCTATCTTCACGGTCGCCCGCATCGCGAAGAATGGTTAAACGAACAGGCATATCAGCATGCTTGTGAGGTGCATAAACGCTGCGCCGCCATCATCAGGGAGGGCGAGTGATGCCTGTACCGGATGATGCGGCGGCAGAACTTGCGAATGATTTGGCTATTGCTAATGCGCAAGTGACGCGGATGGAGGCCAGGTGTTTGAAACGCGCGACCACGCGCGAGCTTCTTGATGAACTGCGCATGCGACGCGGATGGAGGCCGAGAATCGAGCGGTTGCAGGCGGAGGTTGCCGCCGAGCGCGAGCGGTGTTTGAAACGCGCGACCACGCGCGAGCTTCTTGATGAACTGCGCATGCGCGGCTTCGATCCGGTGACAAATGGCTAGATTGAGCGCCGCAGAGATCAGGGGCTTGCAGGCCAAGCGCAAGGCTGCGCTCAAAAAGATGAAAAAGACGAAACAGACGAAACAGGAAAGGACCAAGGTAATGGCGACCAAGGAACAGGACAAGTTTCCGGCTGTAGAACCAACCGGTGCCAAGACGGCTGCGAAGGCGCCTCCCAATATTGGGCAGCCGCCCATTGTCATGAAGGAGCGTGGTGACGGCAAGCAGTTGGGGAAGGGAATGCTCGACCATGTGCAGGGCATCCTGAAAAAGCATGAGCCGGCCGATCCTACTCTGCCATCACCAACCGAGGTGGCGGTCCGGGCGCTGGGGCTGCGCTGTCTGCAGTTGCTGGCGGAAGCGGAGGCCATTGCGGAGCAGATTGAGTTGTATGAGGTCCCGGAAGAGGATGAGGAAAAGCGCAAGGAAGCCAAGGCCAATGCCTCCAAGACGGGCAAGGAGAAGCAGCCCGCGTAGGATTGTAGCGCTCGCCGGTCGCGAAGGCGGCCTAATGCCTCAATATTCGAGTAGCGATCTTAAAGGGAGAGGAACATGGCGAAAAGCAAGGATGTAAGGGCAACCCCGGAGGAAGTGCAGGCCGAGGTTGATGCGCTGGCGCAGCCAATGAAGGACTACCTCGGGGGTGTGCAGGAACGCAATCTGCCGCTGGCGCACCGGGCGGCGCAACTGTTCAATGAGGCATGTGCGCTGATTGTTACCGTCTCCCAGACCGACACGCCGATGCTAGAGCCCCATGCCTAGGCGCCGTACCACGCCCCTGCGCATTGCCTGCTTTGCCCGCCGCTCGCGCTGGTACTGGAAGCTGGTCCGCGACATGCACCAAATGAAACAGTAAAGGCGTGGGTGCTGCTGCGCTCCAGCAGGAGCGGGATGATGTGCTTGACCTAGGCTATATCGCACGCCCGCAATTCGAGAGCTTCCATTTAAGAACCCAGCGGTGGGGCGTGATTGTCGCCCACCGGCGGGCCGGCAAGACCGTCGCCTGCGTGATGGACCTGATCGATTCGGCCATCCGCTCGACCAAGATGCGTCCCCGCTTTGCGTACATTGCTCCCTTGTACAAACAGGCCAAAACCGTGGCCTGGGACTACCTCAAAATGTACGGGCTGCGGATTCCAGGAGCGACAGCCAGTGAGAGCGAGCTGCGGTTGGACCTGCCTAGTGGCGCGCAAGTGCGACTGTTTGGGGCGGACAATCCGGATGCTCTGCGTGGAATGTATCTTGATGGTGTTATCCTGGACGAGGCGGCGGACATGTCGCCGCGGCTGTTCTCAGAAGTAATACGGCCGGCGCTTGCGGATCGCCAAGGCTGGGCGTTTTGGATTGGGACGCCGAAGGGCCAAAACGATTTCTATGACTTGGTTCATGGCGTCAAGGACGGGTTCGTAGGCGCGATCGCGTCTCCCGACTGGTTTTACCTGTGTTTGAAGGCGAGCGAGACCGGCATACTTCCGGCGGAAGAACTGGAAAGCGCTAAGCGCTCGGGGATGTCGCCGGAGCAGTACGCCCAAGAGTTTGAGTGCTCGTTTCAGGCTGCAATCATGGGGGCTTACTACGGCCATGAGTTGGAGGCGGCTGAGACCGAGAATCGCATTACAAAGAACGTGTATGACAAGACGTTGCAGGTACACACGGCGTGGGACCTTGGGCACTCGGATGCGACGGCCATCTGGTTCTATCAGCAGCAGGGTTTTGAAATACGGGTTATCGATTTCTACTTCGCGACCGGGCATGGTCTCGACCATTACGTGACGCAATTGCAGAAGCGGGCGGCCGGTCCGAGCAACCTCAACGGCTACATCTACGGCCGACACTACTTACCGCACGACATTGAGGTCAAGGAGTTGGGCTCGGGCAAGACCCGGCTGGCAACCTTACGCGGCTTGGGTCTGTCAAATCTGATTGTAGTGACCAAGCTCGGCGTCGACGAGGGCATCAACGCGGTGCGCAAGATTTTCTCGCGCTGCTGGTTCGAAAAAGAGAAGTGCGCGGACGGCATCAAGGCGCTGCGACAGTACCGCAGAGAATATGACGACGTGCGCAAGGTGTTTTACGAAACCCCATACCACGATTGGGCGAGCGACCCGGCGGATGCCTTCCGTTATCTGGCGGTCGGCCTGCAGGACGCCGATGGGCGCAAGAGCAAGACCCCGAAGGTCGAGAAGAAATGGATTTACTGAATGGCAAAGCAGATGTCGGAAGGGGAATTGACAGCCCTCTTGGATGGCTGGATTACCGACTCGCGCTCATTCGACCGGTCCGACCTGTCCATCAATCGCGAATGGGCAATCCGGTTCTATGATGGCGAGGTTGACATTCCCTCACAGGAGGGCCGCTCGCAAATCGTCTCGCACGATGTTGCCGATGCGCTGGAATGGATTCTGCCGGCGTTGCTGCGCATCTTCACGTCAGCCAGCAAGATTGCAATCTTCGAGCCGGTGACGCCAGGCGATGAAGTCGGCGCCAAGCAAGCGACCGCCTGCATCAACCACCTGTTTCAGAACGAGTGCGATGGCTACCGCGTGGTGAAGGACGCCATGCATGATGGCTTGTTGCATGGCAACGGCATCGTCAAAAGCTGGTGGGAGGGTGCGAAGGAATACAAGGTCGAAGTCGTGCGCGGCTTGGACGAGATGGAGTTTCAGGCGCTGCTATCCGAGCCCGACTTGGAAGAAGTGCTGGAGATTACGGAATATCCTGCCGATGGCTCACCTGCCGACGAAGAGTTAGGCGAGGTGCCGGGCGCGCCAGACGAAACCGAAGGCACCGAAATAACAACGGGGGCTGGTAGTGGCATATATTAACCCCTCGCAAGGCCAAAGCATGCCTGGTCCCATGCCTGGTCCACCCCCTGGCTCGATGCCCGGCTTACCTGGTGCGCCGCCGCCGCCCGGCATGGCCGATCCGACGCAGCCAATGCCAGGTGAAATGCTGCCCGCGTTGCAGCCGCCGCCGGGCCCGCCGATGCTGTACGACGTGAAGATCAAGCGCTGCATCAAATCCGGTCAGATCAAGTGCAAGAATTTTCCGCCGGAAGATTTCCTGATCGATCCCCTCGCTACCAAACTGCGCGGCGGTCAAGGGCGCTTCTTTGGCGACGTTAGCCGAATGACGCGAAGCGAGGCCAAGCTCAAATTTCCAAAGAAAAAAGCACTCATTGACGAACTACCGGCTTATACCGTTGCGGCCGGCGAGTACGGGCGGGAAAAACAGGCGCGTGACCAAAGATTCTGGTCATTTCGTGAGACCCAGACCGATCCGGCCTCCGAGGAAATTGAGATCGTCGAATGCTACATCCAAGTCGATTACGATTGTGATGGGGTTGCAGAATGGCGACAAGTTTGCCTCGGCGCCAACCATGGCGAGAACTCCATCCTCTCCAATGAAGAGGTCGGAGATCATCCTTATGACAGCATCACGCCAAATCCAATGCCGCACCGCTATCGCGGGCGCTCATTATACGATGATGTCGGTGACATTCAGCGCGTGAAGACCGTGGTCGAGCGGCAATTGCTCGACAACGTCTACCTGCTCAACCAACAGCAATTGGCAGTCAATGCCAGTGTCGTTGTCAACATGGACGCGCTCACCAACCCGGAAATTGGCGGGGTGGTGATAACGAACGGTCCGCCTGGCGATGCCATTCTACCGCTGGTGATTCCGTTCCAGGCCGACAAGATCATGGGGACCCTGCAGTACTTCGACCAGATTATGGAGAAGCGCACAGGCGTGTCGCGCTCTACTCTGGCGATGGATACCGATGCGCTGCAGTACCAGACCGCAACGGCAGTCAATCAGACGCAAACCAGCGCCTATTCCAAGGTGGAAACCTACGCCCGCAACATTGCCGAGTGCGGCGGACTGAAAGAACTATTCGGACGACTGCTGAAATTGTTCGTGGAGAACCAAAAGTCGGTCAAGCACATCAAGGTACAGGGCGAGTTCGTGCCGATGGACCCGCGCGGCTGGAATGCCGACATGAACGTGACCATCAATATCGGTCTCGGCTCGGGCTCGCGCGATCGTGACCTGGCTACACTCGGCGGCATTGCGCAAAAGCAGGAATTGGCCATTCAGGGTCTGCAGACGCCGTTCAATCCGATTTGCAACGTCTCGCACCTGTTCAACACCTACCGCAAAATGGGCGAGACCGCGGGATTGAAGAACCCGGAGCAGTTTTTCCCCGAAATTACCAATGACGCAGTCACTCAGATGGCGCAGCAGCAATCGCAGAACAAGCAGCCGCCGCCCGAGGTGATGAAAATCCAAGCCGATATGCAGCTCGGACAGCAAAAGCTCCAGAACGATACGCAAATGAAGCAGATGGAAATCCAGGGCAAGATGCAGGGCGACAACAACCGCGCACAACTGGACCAACGGCAGGCCGAACAGAAGGCACAAATCGAGCAAGTTCAAGCGCAGGCCGATATTGCCACGCAGCAGCGCAAGGCAGAGACGGAAGCCCAGCTTGCGCGGCAGCGGTTTGACCTCGAAAGCGAATTGAAGCAACAGGAGTTTGCACTCAACCTGGCATTAAAGCGCGCGGAACTGATCGCGAAGCATGCCGGGCCGCAGGGTAAGGACGAAATGGGGAATCCCATCACGCCTGATCCAAATGTAATCCAACAGGCACTTTCACAACTGGATGATGTGACTCCAATGCCCAGCAAACGCGAAGAAGCGCATCAGGCCGCAATGATGCAGATGATGCAACAGAACGCGCAGATGATGCAGATGTTTGCGCAGACGCTGACCCAACTAGCCGCCCACATCTCGGCGCCGACCGAAATCGTGCGCGATCCGCGCACTGGCAAAGTCGTGGGCGCGCAGAAACGCATGCAATGAGCGGCGTCACTATCCAAGAAGAGTCCGACGGCATTTCCATCGTGGGAATGGTCGAGTGGCGCTGTCATGAGTGTGGAGCGCTCACAGAGCGCGAGAAATTGCACTGGCATGGCGAACGCCTGCTGTGCGAGGCGTGCCAACCAAAAGGAGATTAAGCCATGGCCGTGAACTATCTTGCGAGCTTGAAGTCGACGCGGATGACTGCGGTCATCAACGCTATGGACGTAAATGCGTCAGCCGGCTTCATCGAGATTTGCACTGCGGCCTATGCCGCTGTGCTGTGCACGATTACGTTTTCCAAGCCAAGCTTTTCGGAGTCGGGCGGGGTGATTACCATGCTCAGCCCGCCCAAGTCGAACACCGCTAGCGGCACCGGAACCGCAGCCGTTGCCCGCATCAAGGATGGTGGCACCACCAACGTGGTGGTCAACAACCTCACGGTGGGGACATCGGCGAGCGATATTATTCTGAACTCGACCAGCATCACATCGGGCCAGACAGTCACCTTGACCGCTGGAACGATTACCCACGCCACTTAATCGGTCAGATCAATGCGCGACTCGTGGCTCATCCCGCAATGGCGCGGACGAGAGCGCATTGCTCACCCGGTCAGGTGGGCCAGGCTTCCCGAGCTCGATGTTGGCGTTGCCTTGGTTCAAACCAAGGCCGTGCATGGACACGAAAACCGCTGGTATCTGTACAGCCGCAAGTTCAACGAAGCGGACGTGCAAGCGCTGCCGGTGTTGGCGCAAACTATCATCACGTCCTCGCCCGGCACAACGCAGACCATTACCTCGGACGCTACTTGGAATAATTCGGCCAATTCAGTCGAGTGCATAGGCGCCGGGGCGCGCGGCGCGCACGGTTCTGGTACCTCTGCATCGGGTGGTGGTGGTGGCGGCGGCGCCTATACCAGGATGGATAACCAATTCATCACCACGCCGGGCACAACGCAATTTTTTGCCCGTGTCGGTGGTACGACAGCCACAGACGGCACCGCCGGCGGTGATAGTTGGTGGACCCTTACTTCGCCCGGCACTTCGTTTCCGGTCACTGGGACCGCGGTCGGTGCCAAAGGCGCGGCGGCGCTGGCCGGCGCCACCTCAGCAACGGGTGGCGCCGGCGGCGCCTCATCCAGCTCCTATCCACTTTCGCCCACAGTCAAAAACGATGGTGGAAGTGGTGGCAGTGCCAGCGGCTTGGGCAATGCCGGCGGCGGCGGTGGCGGTGCGGGTGGTGCTGCGGGCGCTGGCGGCTCGGCAGCTACCGGTCCAAGCGCGGGCGGCGCAGGTAACAACAACTCAAGCGGTGGCGGCACCGGCGGCGGGGCCGGCAGCCCCGGTGTTGCAGGCGGTGCCGGCACCAACATGGGCACCTCGCCCAATGTGGGTTCTGGCGGCGGCGGTGGCGGCGGCAATGCCTCGCCGTCAACCGGTGGGGCCGGCGGCCTGTACGGTGGTGGCGGTGGTGGCGGCGGACGCTCAACCGGCGTTGGCGGACAAGGCGCGCAGGGCGTCGTTGTCCTCACCTGGACGCCGATATTTAGCGGCACGATCGCCGCGACCGAGGTGGCTGATACGGCCGCATTTCCGGGTGGCAAAGTTGCCTGGAACGCCACGCTGGCAGCACAGGAAGGCAATGTCTACGAACTGCTGCTGCACTTCGATGGCGCCAATGCCTCAACCACCATCGTTGACAGCGGCGGGAAAAATCAGACCGTCACCGCGCACGGTGGTGCACAGATAGACACCTCGCAACCGGTGTTTTCCAACAGCGCACTGACGCTTCCGGCCAGCGGCGATTACCTCGATTTCGCTTTTACTCCCGATTTTGTGTTTGGCAACGGCGACTTCACCATAGACTTCTGGACAAGGCTATCATCCAGCGGCACGGCGCAGACTTTCTTTGATGGCGGTCCTAACGGTTTCAAGATTTTCTATGACGGAGCGAGCCTGAACTTCACCAGCGCCGCCGGAACCATATCCGGCGGAATCATGCCATCGAATAGCAATCATCACATCGCGGTCACGCGCGCGTCCGGCTCAACAAGGTTGTTTAGGGCCGGTGTGCAGCGGGGAAGCACGTTGTCAGACGCCACGGTCTATTCAACCAGTGCCGGTTATCCGCAGATCGGCGACGGGGTTGCTGTCACTACGGGAACCATGGCCGCAACCGAGGCCAGCGATACAAGCGCGTTGACGGCCACCGTTAGATGGAATGCCGCCCTGGCGGCAACCGAGGCCAGCGATACGGCCGCCTTCACGGGCAGCCTCACGATCTCCTACGCCAACTCCGAAACAACAGCCTGGGTTGCTGCGGTTGGCGCCGGCAACGTCGATAGCAACCATGGTGGCTACGTTGACACCCTCATCTCCGGCCTCAAGACCGATGGTATCTGGACCAAGCTGGACCGGCTCTGGATATTTGCAGCCCAGAATACCAACAGCGCGCTGGTTGACTTGGTGGCGCAGGATGTTGCCACCGCAGTCAACTTGCCAACGTTCACGGCGGATAGAGGCTATGCCGGCAACGGCTCCACCTCATACATCAACACGACATTTAACCCTGCTACGCAGGGTGTTAATTACACACAAAACTCTGTCAGTATAGGACTGTGGGATAATACCAGCAGAGCAGCCGTAACAACTATTGAGACAGGCATTAACGACGGGTCGCTCTTTACTGACATCTTCCAATACACCGCTGTCTTCGGTCCTACTGGAGCGGGATGCCGCCTCCAAAATTCTGGCGTTGCGGGTTCAGGCGGGGCATCCCAAGGCTTCTCTTTGTGCAGGCGCTCGGGTGCGCTGGATGTTGAGATTTTCTATAATGGGTCATCCGTTGGCTCAACCGCTGGCGCAATCAGCACTGCAATTTGCAGTCTTCCATTCTTTGTTTGCGCTCGTAATACCGCTGGTACAGCCGATGCCAACAGTACCGACCAAATATCCATGGTCAGCTATGGCGGCACTCTCACCAATACTGAGGCGAGCAATCTCTATTCGCGCCTGCGTACCTACGCCACCTCGGTTGGATTGCCCTGATGACCGCATGGCTTGACGAATTTAGAATCGTCAAAGGCACTGCAGTCTGGACTTCCGGCTTTACGCCGCCGGCAACGGCTTACACGACCGGCGACGTTGCGGCCTTCACGGGTACGGTTGGGGTGGCGACCGGCACGCTGGGCGTCACGGAAGCGCCCGATGTGGCCAGCTTCCCGAGTGGCACGGTTGCCTGGAATACGGTTCTGGCAGCAACAGAAGCCGCCGACGTGGCGAGCTTCCCCAGCGCGACCGTTCGATGGAACGCCGCCTTAGCCGTAACGGAAGCCGCGGACGTTGCGGCCTTTACCGGGACCGTTGCTTGGAACGCCACGCTGGCGGCCACGGAAGCCGCGGACACCGTAAATTTCACCGGCACCGTTGCCACAGCGGGCACGATTACCGGCTCACTCAACGCAACGGAAGCAGCCGATACCGCGAGCTTCCCCGGCGGCACTGTCACGGGTGTTGCGGGCACATTGGCGGCCACGGAAGCGACGGATACCGCCGCTTTTTCGGCCGGCAAAGTTGCGTGGAATGCGGCGCTGGCCGCGACCGAGGGGCCGGATGCGGCTTCGTTCGCTGGCGCTACGGTTGCCTGGAATGCAGCGCTGGCAGCAACGGAAGCTGCCGATGTCGCGAGCTTTACCGGCAATGTTTCGGCGCCTGCCGGTATCAGTGGCACCTTGGCTGCGACCGAGGCGCCGGACACTGTCAGCTTTGCCGGTAGCGTATTCACCGGCACGATTACCGGTACGCTCGGTGCGATCGAGGCGCCGGATATCGCCTTCTTCGACGGCCGCCCCGGCATCGGGGCAGGGGGCGATTGGGCCGGCGATTGGGCTGACTACGGGCGAGTGAGACGGCGCAAAGCGCGCGGCTTGCGACAGGCCGAGAAGTTCTTCGAATTGGTCAAGGTCGACGCCGAACAGCGCCGCCAGGTCATCGCGACCAAAGCGACCAAAGCAACCAAACCCGATGATACCGATCAGATCATTGCCGCAGAGGCACTGGCGCAACAGCAGCGTCAGCAACAAGTCATCGATGCTATGCTGGCACAGGCCAGCGCGCGCGTTGCCCAGGCCCGTGCCGAACTGGCGCAACTCGAAGCGCTCGGACGCGCAATGGAAATGGACGAAGAGGACGCCATCACCGTCCTGCTCCTACAGTAAGGAAAAAACCATGGCAGACCCCACCTCGGCCAATTTCATGGATTGGCGCACGCGCTACGCCGCGCC